CAAGTCATTACAACGGCATCACCTTGCCCTATAGACAACGTTATCCGTGTATCCGATATGGAAACACAACTTGATGACTTCTACAAGAATGGTATTCAGAATGGGTACAAGATTGGTATATCGGATTTTGACAACATCTTCTCTACATACACCAAGCAGTTCATAGTAGTCACAGGATTCCCATCAAGCGGTAAAAGTGATTGGGTTGACCAAATGACCATAGGCTACAACATGATGTACGGATGGAAGACTGCCTACGCATCAGTAGAGAACTTCCCTCAATACCTTCACGTAGATAAGCTCATACGCAAACTCTACGGAAAGACACCAAAGTACAAAGAGACCAAAGAGCAGCACTGGAAAAAGTGTGTTAATCACATCGACCAAAACTTTTTCTTTATGGACTTTGATGATGGGTATGACCTTGATAAAGTATTGGCTAAAGGAGAGGAACTTGTAAAGAGAATGGGCATAAGATGCCTAGTCATTGACCCATACAACAAGGTAAAAGACAAGGAAAACATCAACCTATCTATCAACGATTACACCAATCAATACCTAAATAAGATTGATAACTTTTGCAAGAAGAACGATGTATTAGTTATCTTAATAGCACACCCAACGAAACCTCAGAACGATAAGGGTAAACTACTTGAGCCTACGTTCTACGATGTGAAGGGTGGTGGTGAGTTTTACGATATGTCACCACACGGACTGCTGGTTCATAGAGACTATGACATGGGCACAGTGAAGCTAAAAGTACTCAAGGTAAAGTTCTCTAACCTCGGGGAAAACCAAGCGCACACAAACTTTTATTACAACGTAAATAACGGAAGGTATACCAAGATAGAAGCTGGAGAACCGAAGTGGGATAACGAGAATTGGATATCCACGGAAGAGAACCCATACAAGCAGGCTAAGATACTTGACGATGAATTTGCTAACCTTAACGATGCATTCTAATGAGCTTAATTAGAGACCCAAGAGAAGTAGTCAAAGCGATTGACTTCACAGGAGTACAAAACGGAAAAATTCACCCTACAGATATTGACTGCGTCTTGGAGTTTGATAATGACATACTCATTCTGATTGAAACAAAAAAGTACGGCAATAAAATACCAACAGGACAAAGGCTACTGCTAGAGCGACTTGTAGATAGCTGGCACACCAATCACGGTATAGCCCTCAAAGTTGAGTACAGCGATGAGGTTATAGGAGCGACAAGCATACCATTGAATCGATGCTCAGTAACAAGGTATTACATAAATAAAATATGGTACGATGCTGAGATACCGACAAAATTGGTTGACTTCATCAATAAACTTGGTAAAAAATGGAACAATGAAAAATGTAGGTTCTGATTACATAGGCTTCGCTGAAGCTACAAGAATATGTTTCAAGGAAAAGATATTCATCTATCGAGTGCCCATATCGGGTGACTCAATGAAAATAGAAATTGACTACAAGGGCAGAAAGAAATTAGGTACAGAGATATACAAATGGAAGACTGACCAAGATAAAATGCACGACAAAATACATGAGCTTTATGTCACCATTGCAAAACAAATACAAAATAGGGAATAAAGAATACAAATACAATCCATCGCTTCTAAGGATGCACTACGAAGAGTTTACCGATATGAGTGATGTGGATTTTATTCAATCTATTTCCAGAGTACTGCACTTCGCTTGCTTTATGAGCTTCGTTAAAAACCTGAGTCACATCGATACACTATCCGACCAAGGAATCATACATGAACTGGTGCACATCGCTAATGAAAACACTCGTAAGTACTCTAATATCAAAGAGATACGAGAAAAATTTGAGGATTTATTTGCAGATATACCAAATAAATTCGATATTGATGCCAAATATCCTTACATAAGTGGACAATAAAATAGCAAGCGTAGCTGAATTCAATAAGGCATTTAACCTTATACGCAGTAAAAAACCTACGCTAATCCAACAAGAGGAATACGAGCTACGTCATAGGCTTATGACTGAAGAGCTTACGGAATATCTTGAAGCATGTAAAGAGGGCGACTTACTTGAGGTTTGCGATGCAATCGTGGACCTCTTGTACGTTTTAAACGGAATGGTTATTGCCCACGGCATACAAGATATTGTTGAAGATATGTATGATGAAGTACATCGCTCCAACATGAGTAAGCTTGAGAATGGAAAACCATTGTACCGCAGTGACGGTAAGGTTATGAAAGGCTCGGAATACTTCAAACCCAATCTAATTCAATTTATCAATGAGTAATGTAAATGACTTTATTGACGAGGTAATGACTTCGTCAGTAAGCAATAAAGAAAAGAAAAATAAATTGCTAGAATACGATACAAAAATGTACTGTTATTTAGGCACGGACTCTACAAAAACAGAGAGAGAACGTGTTAGGAAAAACTCACGTGCAATCTATCGTGCTATAGCGCAGTTCGACCCTGTTCTAGGGAAGAACTTCTTATGGTACCTAGATTAAATGTCATCAGAAAACCGCCTCAACTACTTAAACAAATCATTCGATAAGATTCATCGAAAGCTAAGTGACGCTTTTGAAGATATTGTTGACGGCGATTTTGAAGAGGGACAGAATACCCTCAACAGCGTTATCTACGACATCCGTGAGATAAAAAAGATAATGCGACCATGAGTAAAAGAAGGGTAAGAATATCTGCGGAAGAAGCTTCGTATATGGGTGTAGATATATCTCACCTTAAACCAGATAAAAAAAGCTCGGTTCCCTACAGAATATATCTAAACGAGCAACAGCTAAAAGAACTTAGAGAGTTTAGACACAGAGGGTTAGCACACCACGCTAAATTAAGAGGAATAGACTTTGATTCAGTCATTGAATACTGGGACAAGACGAAAGAATATTCCGTTCGTGTGCGACCCGAAATAATACAAGTCAAGAGTATTGCCGATGACTTGTTCAATGAGATGAAGCAGTACGCTCCGTTGTACCCAACCATCTTAAGAACACAATCCAAAGAACCGCATCTATTAGTCATTGACCCCGCAGATGTTCACATAGGTAAGCTAGCAACGGCATTTGAAAGCGGTGAAGACTATAACTCAGAGATAGCTGTTAAAAGAGTTCTTGAAGGGGTTCAAGGAATACTTGATAAATCTTCCGCCTGGAACATTGAAAAGATAGCGCTCATCATAGGTAACGATATCCTGCACATCGATACACCTCATAGGACGACAACATCAGGCACACCTCAAGATACCGATGGTATGTGGTACGAGAACTTTCTCAAAGCCAAGAAGCTGTACGTTGATGTGATTGAAATGCTGATAACTATAGCTGACGTTCACGTTATGTACAACCCTTCAAACCACGACTACACTAATGGATTTTTCCTAGCCGATGTCATTAGAACTTGGTTTAACAATTGCAAAAACATAACCTTTGATACATCAATATCCCATCGTAAGTACATGCTGTATGGTAAAAACCTTATAGGAACTACGCACGGAGATGGCGCGAAGTCACAAGACCTTCCACTACTTATGGCTGTAGAGGCTAAAAATGAATGGTCAGCATCAAAACACAGGTATCTATACACACACCATGTGCATCACAAATCATCTAAAGACTATATAGGCGTCACAGTGGAGTCTTTGCGTAGTCCTAGTGGCACAGACTCATGGCACCATAGAAAAGGTTACCAGCACGCCCCTAAAGCCGTTGAGGGTTTTATTCACCACCCTACATTCGGACAAGTGTGTAGGCTAACACATCTGTTCTAATGATTATAATCACTTTTAGATGGCCTCACGAAGGGGTTATGCTTGGGTTCGAGCTCTTCCCGCCAGAGGAAAAATTTAACTACTGGACATTTCGTTTACACTTATTTATTTTAACCATTAGCTATGAGTGGGACGATAATAATGATTATATTTGATTTATCAGGCGTAGTTTATCTCTGTGCTTTTTGTTTTCATTGTAAAACCCTCAGTTTTTTACTGGGGGTTTTTCTTTAAATTTGAATATGAGACCAAACAAAAAGATATTTGTAAGTAGAGAACCAAACGATGCTGACCTTGAGGTAATCAAACAGCTCATTGTAACTCACGATATCAAAAAATACATAACGGAAGCCTTCATATACATACAGATTAATGAAGGAGATAGCGTTGAGGTATTGAGGTTTCCCGATGGCGCTGTACATAAAACCATGAAAGAGTATAAACTACAAGCTAAGCAAGCTGTTCAGTTTATATACCACGAGCTAGAGATTGAGCAATCAATAAAAGAACTACAATACTGGTCAAACATAAACGAGTACAAGAAGTACATCCCTGTAATCGCTGAAGCTAAAATGAAAAGCGGTGATGAAAAGGTATACGCAGACTTCGCTATCTACGCTAAAGACGTTGTCGAAGCAGGTATAACACTCAGTGATATGGATTTTGAAGAGTATTTATACCTTGAAGATGTAGATGAGGAAGAAGAGACAAATAACCAGGAGTAAAAAGACCGTAGTTGATGGGATAGAATTCGCATCAAAGCTAGAGAGTCATATGTACAAGCTGCTAAAAACACACAAGATTCCCTTTAAGTATGAGGGAGAAAAGTATGTGCTAGTAGAAGGATTCAAAAGCGAGTTCTCATCTTACGAGAAAACTGCAACGCGTAAGTACCTGCACGATAGAGGTAATAAAAAGATACTTCCCATTACCTACACACCAGACTTCATAGACTCGCAGTATCCACCAAGGTATATCATAGAATGCAAGGGTAACCCAAACGAGAGGTTCCCACTTGTATGGAAGCTATTCAAGAGATACATACACCTCAAAGGATGGAACACTCAATTATACATGCCCCGCAATCAAAAAGACTGCGAGGCTGTATTGAATCTTCTAAAAGAAGCTGGGTTTTAAAATTGTTCTAAAACGCTGTTTCGTTTTACACCTTGTTCTTTTTCTTCTTCGGAAGCTTTGATTTTCATACTAGGGTCTTTCGGGTCAAAAGACATCTTGTCTGTTCCAATAGCATCATAGATTTCCTCAAGCTGACGCTCCATTTTATCTGC